TCTCGTCGCCCGCCATGCCGGCGATGATCCACGGCTCGAACTTGTCCAGTGCCCGGGCAAGCCGCTCGGCGCCGTGCTCTTGCAGGTAGTCGTTCACGTCGTTGATCGACTCGGCCGACGTTTTGTCGTCGTTCAGCCCACGCACCCACTCGGTTTGGTCGACCAGCATGGCGCTGATGTTCAACGCGGTCAGACGTTCGTACAGCACCCATGCGGCCTCTGGGCCGGGGCGTTGGCCAGCGCGCGGGTGCCCGCTCTCGAACGGCGCATCGTTGTCCATGCAGATGACGCACTGCTTGCCCTGCAGGAACGAGAAGTCGATGCCGTCGACGTTGGACAGGCCGCGCAGGGCAAACGCTGCTGCGCCTGGCAGATTGCACGTGTCGATCGACAGCGCGTTGATGGCGGACTCGACCAGGAACACGCGTCGGGCACGCGCCAGGCGTGCGGGGTCTGAGGTCCAGCCGTGCCCGGTTTTCTCGCCCTGGCTCTGCGTCTTGACGTTGCCGTTCTGCACCGGGTCCAGGTAGCGCATGTCGACGGCCACCACCTGGCTGGTGTTGAGCGACTTGACAATGAAGGCAGCTGCAGGCCCGCCGTGGCCGACCGAGCCGGCAGGCACCGTCGAGCTGGTCCAGGCGTTGTAGCCAAGCGTGCGGGCTCGGAAGGCGGCGTCAATGGCCGCATCGGAAATGCCGCGGCCCTTCAGGTACTCACGCGCATGCTCGCGGTCGGCGTGGCAGCGATCGGCGATGTACTCGGCCTTGGACTTCTCGCGGCGTTCCTGCTGGCCCGTGGGCACGTCACGCGGAATGGCGTAGGCGTCGTGCAGCCACTTCACCGCCTCCGACACATCGCAGCCGTGCGTCAGCATCACCAGGTCGATGCAGGAGCCGCCTTCGCCCGAGCTGTGGTCTTTCCAGCCCGTGCCGTGCGTGGGATGGTTGACAAAGATGGACAAGGACGGCGTCTTGTCTGCGTGCAGCGGTGAGTGATAGAGCGCCTTGTCGCCGCCCGGGCCGCGCTTGATGCCCAGGCGCTCGGCCAGGTCATGCAGGTCGATGCGTTGTTTCAGTTCTTCGATCGAGGCCATTGAATGAAGCGTTCCTCTTGGTATTTCAGAATTCAGTTGTCAGCGCGCCGGAAGGCGTGATGAGCATCACGTCCACCGGAAAGTCGTAGCAACTCATGCACTCGTGGGCGCCCGTGAGAGTCGACGCATAGTCCTCAATGCGCTGGAACAAGGTTCCGGGGTTGGAGACCACAGCAAAGCGTGCGGCTGGTGGGTGCGATGGGCGCCTTTGGCAAAGGATTTCTGCGCTCATGCCGTCACCGGTCGAAACTGAAGCACCCACACATAAGGGTTGTCTTCCCATGCACCGGCGCCGTTCAGGCTGTTCCAGAGCCACCGGTAATGCTCTCGTGGCGTAGCGTGGTAGGGGTAGCCGGGGATCGATCCATGGCCGCCCGCGCAGCCTTCGGCCAGACAGTCCAGCTCGCTGATGTCCTGCAGGCGCTCTTCATGCAGGCTGGTGATTTCCAGCGTGATGCGAGACGCCGCACGTGGCATGTGGATGCTTGGTCGCCACTGGCGGCGAATGCCATCAGGTGACCGCTCCAGATTCGGCCCTAGAGGATCGTCCAAGTAGTCAGCGCGATAGAACGTCTCGCAGCCGGGCTCATATGGCCCGTATGGGTGGTTGCTGTGCTGCCACGTTTCTCGGACCCACAGCCGGTCGCCCGGCAGGCCATAGAAGCAGCGACGGGTCTCGTGAGCCACCAAGCAACCTTCCCCATCGGAGTCGTACTTGATACTGATGATGTCGGACTCCTTGATGAGCCTGCGCGTCTGCGTTTTTCGACCGTGAAGAATGGCGCGCACCATGTCGCCGGAAAACAAGATCGGGCGCTCCTTGTGATTGCTCTCTTTGTTCTCTTTCATCGTGTTGGCGGCACGCATCACAGCACCTCCGGCCATGTCGACTGCGCTGCTGGGCCTTCCTCCCACGCGGTGCCGTTCCAACGAGCAAACCGTATGAGCTGCTGGTGGTAGTAGTCCCGGCCCTGGACATTCCAGACCGGCACGGGAACGCCACGCAGCCAGCGGAGAATGATTTCGCGGCCGATGTGCTCCACCAGCACGCCGGCGTCGTGGTCGGCGTGGGGTGCCGGGTTGACCTGGGCGATGTGCCAGAGCGCCGCGATGTATTCGTCGCTATAGCTCTGCAGGCGGTCGGTATCGATGTTGAAGGTGATGGCTGTTTTCATAGTCTTGTCTCGATGAAGGTCAGTCGTCCAGGTCGCCGGCGGCGCGGCGTTTGAAATCGATTCGGGCGGCGGCGTAGGCGAGGGGCAAGCGCGGCGGCAGTTGCGGCCACTGCCTTGCGTACCGGCGCCGACAGCGCCTCAAAGGGCACCGACAAACGCAGGTAGCGGTGCGCCCACCGCTCGTCGTCTTCTGTGATGACGGGCCTAGCCATGGCGGGCGCCCATCACGAAGCCACGCCACACGCCGTGGCCGTAGCAGACTGTGAAGAAGAGGCTGGCGGTGAACATGCCGGGCTCGCCTGTGACGTGGGTCAGGTACAGCCAGGCCGGCTGGCCGAGGAGGCCCACCAGGGCGCCCCAGCGCTGCGTGTGCGGGGCGTAGTTCAGCAAGGCGATCGACACCAACGCCGTGGCGAGCATCCAGAGGTTGACGAGTGCAAGCATCACGCGGCCCTCCGTGCAGGGCGGGCAGACGCGCCACGCGGATCAACGCCGCGCCGGCCAAGTACCAGGAGCAGTGCATCGATGCTTGAGCGGGCGAGGACGAGGAAGCGCTGGCGCACGCCGGTGGTGCTGGTGACGCGGACCACGAAAGCAAGTACGGGCTGTTGCATAGCGGTGACTCCAAAACGCCGCAGTGCGGCAAATTCAAGGCAAAAGGAGTCCCCCGCGCCTAAAGAGGCGCGAAAACAAACGCGGGGGACGGGATTGGGCTAGGCCGTCAGTCGGTCAGCAGATCGAGCTGGTGGGGGTTCTGCGGTAGCCGGGTTGTTCTGCCTACCGGCACGAACACCATCGGGTTCGGGTTGAGGCTGGGCACGATCTGGTGGGTGATCGATGCCAGGACGCGGCAGGTGAGACCGCAAAAAATGTTCGGGCACTGGAGGTATTCCTCGCCCGACAGCAGGGACAGCGGCCGGCTGGTACGCGTCACCATGCGCGTCTTGCAGTGGGGGCAGTAAAACCTCATTGCGTGTTCCTCCCGCATTCACCCAGGCCCTGACGCGCGCACTCGCACGACATGCCGACTTCACCGAGAGTCGCCACGGCATCCAGGTACTTACAGGTGACGAGGATGTAGCCCACGGCACGGACGAGGATGTCCATCTTGTCGATGGTGATGCCCTGGTCGCCATTCAGGAAGCGACTCATGGCTGCGTTGTCCCAGCCGACTGCCTGGGCCACTTCCTGGCGCTTCGGCCCTGACAGTGCGCGGCGCAATGCATGCTCGATCAGTTGAGGTGGTCGCATAGCTCAGTCCTCCGCAATCGAAGTTGTGTGACGTTGCGTGACAGCAGGCGTAGGCTGTTTCTCGCCAGCGGCCATCCCGCGAAGGATCAGGATGCGAGCCATGGCAGAGCGAGTGAGGTGTTCGCGTTCGGCATGCGCATCAACAGCCAACAGTTCTGCTGACATGAGGGCCGTATAGATGCGCTCCTTTGAGCAACCTCTTGGAGCCCGCTTTCGCGGGAGGGATGGCATACCCATGGCGATATACTTTTCCGAGTTAGTGATGCACTACGGCGCAAGTATGGTACAGAAAACTGATACGGTCAACGATGAAAGCACAGAAAAAAGAACTCTCATCGGTGCTCGTCTAAAAGAAGAGCGCGAGCGCCTGGGCTTCTCTCAGCCGGCATTCGCTGCCATCGGTGGAGCATCAAAAGGCTCCCAACTCGCATGGGAAAAGGGCACTGCAACGCCCAACGCGGAGTTCCTGCTTGAAGTGGCACGGGTCGGCGTGGACGTGTTGTACGTCGTCACTGGCCGTCGCAATTTGGCTGAGTCGTTACCCGAAGAAGAAATGGTGCTGGCGGGTTATCGCAAGCTTGACGCACGCGGCCGCGCCGGTGTCCTGGCACTCATAGGCGGCATGCAGTCCCAAGGTGGAACTTCGATCAAGGTGCAGGGCAGTGTCGGCCAGTATGTCGATGGGCCTATCAACACACCGTTCACGATCGACATGAGCAAGGGGAAGAAGAAGCGGTAACAACGAGCGATGCGCGTACGCGCGACATCGCCGACAGCACAGGCAGTAAGGAGGCCCGCCCAAAGCACCAAAAACCGGCGGGCCTTTTCAATTGGGGAGCGTTCTTGCAGAAGGTGTTTAACGCCCGGCCACGGGGCGGTCTATGACAACAACAGATGCAAGAGAAGCAAATTTCAGTTCAGGGGGATGCAGGTCAGGTTGTTGCTGGCGATGCCACGCACGACGGCGCAACAGCCAACAACCAGATGCGCAACGTGATCAACATTCACCACCACGGCTCTGCCGTGAACGATGCCAGGTCCCTCACGATGCAAGGTCGTATGAATCGGCCGGCGCCATGCCCGAGCTGCGCCGCCACACAGCAACACCATGCGCGTCTGCGCCAATGGTTGATCGCCACGGGCGCGTTAGCGCTGGTGGCTTGTACCGTCGCCGGCTATGCGGCGATAGCTGGCGGACAAGCTCCAGACCTAGCACAGACGATGCAGGGCAGCTTGTGTCACTACGAGGGCAAGGCGCATTCACCAGGTGGTGTTGCTCGCATGGCAGACAGCCAGCTCTACGTCTGCGCGCCGCCGGCGGAAGGAGGTGTTGCCTCCTGGGAGCCTGCCGAGGAAGCGGCCAAGCGTCGCAACGCAAGTTCGTGATACGCGGGTTCCAGCTCGCACCCAATCCACTTTAGGCCTGCCTCCTTCGCAGCAACGAGGAACGTGCCAGAGCCGGCAAACGGGTCGCACACGATGCCACCTGACTGCACCAGGCGAACGACTTCGCGGGCCATGCCGATCGGCTTTTCGGTCATATGCTGCTTGGGGAAAGCCAAGCGATCAGGGAACACGCCGGGCAGGTACACACCGGCGTTCGGCAGCATTGGGCCCTTCGTTGCCCACACTAGGAACTCCGCTTGTTGCGAGAAGCCGCCGGCACGCGGCCGCGCGCGCCCCGGTGTCTTATCCCACACGGCTACCCCACGCCAAATGTAGCCGGCGCTTTGAATGGCATCGGTCAGGCTCGGCAGTTGCCGCCAGTCAGTGAAGCACGCGAGGTAGCCGCCGTCTTTCGTTGCTCGGTAGGCCTCGGCAAGCCAGGTCATGCACCAGAACGTCCAAGAGCGCTGGTCCTTGTTGTCGTGCGAGAAGGTTGGGTATTTGTCGCGGCTTGCGTTGACGTACTTTTGTCCTGGCGCCTGCGTGCGCGCCCCGCTGTGTAGGCCACCTGACGAATACGGCGGATCGGTGAACACAAGGTCGATGCTGGCGTCGGGCAGGGCACGCAAAACGGTGATGGCGTCAGCGCGGTGAAGGTGGTTGAGCTGCGCGTGGGCGCGAGCGGTCGTGCTCATGGGTGGGGTCTCCACTGTACGAAGCTCGACGGCTCTCTGGTGCGGGGCTCTCGGCCCTCAGAACGTTGAATGTCCCGCAGCGCGGGCACTTGATGGAGAGGCGCAGATACTGTCCTGCGCCGAGCTTGCGGAAACACTGTCCGCATCGGATGTCCTGCATGTACTACGTCCTGCTTACAACGAGGCGGCAGAGTAGCCGCGCGCGCGCCAGATTTCACGTCTGGCGTGTTGTAGAGGCAGGTTCGACAACGGTGTGCAAGCGTTTGCGTGATGCAGGCTTAGACCGATTTCCTTGAAATGCCGGTGCCATCCCCCTCTATTGATGGATTCAACCGCCTGCCAAATCAACAATACTGAATTCACGCAGGGTTGCCCGGTTCTCTCCTGTCACCCGCGTTTGAGACGCCAATGAAGGGGGGGCGTCTGCGCCCGGTGTGCAGGGCGCTTTTTTTTGCGCGCGCAAAACGTTATCAGCCCGCTACGCTGCTTCTTCCAGTTTGTCCGGCTTGATCTCTAGCTCAAGCGAGGTCGTGAATCCGTTGGTATTGAGCCGATGGATCACGCGACCAACGCTCCATTCCGTGTTGTCGATCTGTGGCTTCCAGCCCTTCAGCTTCGCATGCAGAGAAGGGAACAGCTCGGCCCGGCCGTGCGCCAGCGTAATGCTGAAAGTCGCCACGCCGCGCTGAATCTTCCGCCACTCGCCACGGGCGCCGCGCTCTGCGTTTGCCTTCGATGCATACGTGTGGCGCAACACCTTCACGTTTTCCGGGTTGGGACTGGTCTCAACCGTATTACGCGCCTTCTGGCCCTTGGGCGCCGGCTTTTCTTTGCTGACGGTAGCGTTGGAAGCGTCGATGATGACCTCGCCGCGCACGCCGGCGCGCGTGTCCTGGTAGTAGGCCTTCACGCCGTTGTAGTTCTCGGTGTCCGCAACAAGGAAACGGTGCTTGTCCCCCGATGCACGAGTGATGCTGACCGTGGGCAGCACCAGGCCGGAACCGCTCGTCGGCTCGCCCGCCGGAATGAAGAGCAGCGTGCCATTTTTCACGGTGGCGATGGCGTCGAACTCTTTCGCCAGGCGCGATAGAAAGTTCGCGTCCGACTCGCCGGTCTGGTCAACGTGGGCAATGACATGGTCGGAGAGCGTCTTGCCTACCAGCCACCGAAGCCGGTTGCGCAGTGCGATCGCCTGCACAACCTGGCTAAGCGTCTTGCCCACGTAGGAGTTCTCACGACGCGTGGTAAGGCCTCCGTCCATCTCCGCACTGCGCGCGCGGATGGTGAGCCGATCCGGCGGCCCAGTGTGCTCGAGCTCGTCCACCTTGTACGTGCCCTTATCGACCACGCCCGAATGCGCCCAGCCGAGAGCCAGCGACAACCGTACCCCTTTCTCGGGCAGGTTCAGCTTGCCGTCCGTGTCGTCGAGCTCGATGTCGAGCTGGTCCGCCTCAAAGCCGCAGTTGTCGGTGAGCGTGAGCTCGATCAGCCGATCCCGGAAGCGGCGGGTGACGTCCTTGTTGCCGACCTTCAGGCGATAGATGGGGCGCGGCTCTCGGCCGGCGGTCAACAACTCTTCAATCACAGCAGCGCCTTGGTGACCGTCGAGAGAACCTTGGACAGCAGGCCGTCGTCCACGCGCGTCAGCTTGACCGTGAAGTCACACACGCGCGCCTTGCCGTCCTGGAAGAACACGGACTTCTTCGTGTCCAGGCTGTCGATGACGAACTGGCCGTAGTAGCGGCCGGTGCCCTCGATGAGCGTGTAGGAGTCGCCCGTGTCGCCCATGAGCTCCAGCACGGCGAGCGTCAGGTCGCCGCCCGTCAGCTCGGGCATGAGCTTGCCCGACAGCGTGATGGTTTCATCGTCCGGCCCGATGAA